CCGAAGTACTTAACCCCTACAGCGTAATCTTTAATACATAGTATCTCTATCTTTTCTTTTGAAGTACCAAAAGCTGGTATTCTCTTAGGGGCAAATTTTCTAGTATCCTCCCAGTTATCAGAATAGTAATACCCTTCTATATCTCCCTCAGCGTTACACTTCTCAGGTCTAATTAAGTTAGTAGGTATATGATAAGCCTTAATAACTTTCGTATGCTTCTCGTCGTAATGTACTTGAAAGTGTCCAGCGCCTAACATCTTAAGCTCCTTAATCACCTTACGTAAACATTCAGGACTAAATATAGAACGCATAGCAGCGTACTGTGACGGCTTTCTAGCAGCGTCCATAGCATGAAGCCCACGCCCGTAAATTAAACGCGAAATATTGTTAATCACTGCGCTGTTAGTCGTAGATTTTCTAGAACGGTCTATTAAGAAGTTATAGTAGTCGTTAGCTTCTCCGTATTCTACCCACTCATTACGAGTGTCCTCTTTTATCTCAGGCTGCTCGTAAGCTGCTAAATTAAGTATTTTAATATCACTCATATGTAACGTAGTCGTTTGTGCTGCTATAGCTTGTGTATTCGTTAGTATTTACCGAGTAAGTACTTATACTTTGATTAGTACAGAAAATCTTACCCTTGTAAACTATCTCGCTGCCGTTCTTTACCTCTAATGTATAGAAGTTACCCTCTTTCAAATTAAGTACCTCATCAATTACTAAATAATATCTATCTACTGTTGGCGTAATTGCGTAAGTCTCTGAAACGTCCGTAAGCTCGTTTAAAATTACCATGCTGTCCGCGACTAATTCACGAGGCACTATTTTAAAAGTTTGAGCAGTTCCTGTCTCTTCTAGTATTATCATAACTTATATACGTTAAAAGCTCATTTTGTTTCAAATAAAAAAAGGGCAACCCGAAAGCTGCCCCTTAATAAACAATTAAACTATGAAAAATTAAGGCGTAGGCGTAACTGTTGTGCCGTCTCCTAACTGAACATTCATTCCTAAATCTGCTAAAGTTTGGTCTGAGCTTGCATTCATAAACAAAGGAGGTAGTTTCTCCATTGCTTGAAAAGTCAAGTTATAACCGCTCATGTCTCCAAAAGCAGCACCTGTAACAATAGAACCTCCGTTAACGTCTGCTCCATGCTCATAACCTACTAAAAAGAAGTTATTGTTATTGTCCCTTACGATAACTTTAGGTCGTCCGTATGCTAAAAGTTTTACCTCTTTGTGAGTTGCTAGGTCTTGCTTCTTTAACATCAAGCTCAAAACTTGGTCGAAGAAAGTAGTACCGTTTTCACGAGAAGAGTTAATAGCACTCTCTAGGCTAGACGTTCCTTTAATTTCGTACTTGTATGCTGTAGGTGTTCCCCCTACTGCTGTAACTTGGCTATCTACGTCAAGGGTAACTTGGTCTGCTGGTAAATCATCGTAATTGATGAAGTATACCGCGTCTAGTCCCCCGACCGTATCCTTGCATGGCTCTAGGCGGCCAGCTGTAATATCACATGACATAAATCTTAAGTATTATAAAAAAGGGCGGGCGTATACCCACCCCTTTTAAAGTTAGTAATTCAATTATTAGTTAACAGCGTTAACAATTCCGTAAGTAACTACGTCAGCAGCGAAAGCATAGTTTACAGCTGCCGTAAAACGCATAATTACGCGGCAATTCTGCGAACCGTCCAAATCTGCCATATCTAAAACTTTAACTTCTTGGTGGTCTGAAAGCAAACCAGTACCGAAATACAAATTGTCAATAGTTGAAAGGATAGCAGTGTCAGAACTCATACCAGGACACATTACAACAGGGATACCGTCGAAGTACAAAGCTCCTCCTGTAGTGTACCACATGTTACCTTTACCTTCGAATCCGTTAGAACCAAGACCAGCAGCACCGTACCCACCTAAAGCACGTACATACGCTTTAAAGATGTTGTTAGATACATAAAGTCTCAAGTCTTCACGTCCGTAAAGAGTGTCAGGCATAGCGTCGATAACTTTACCTAACTCAGTAACTACGTTAGCAGAAGTTACTGTAGTTCCTGTTACCTCTTGAGCAGCTGGCAATTCAGCGTCAAGTGCTAACAAAGTTTCGAATCCGTCAAACTGTCCCGATACTAGCGCGTCTCCTTGCCAAATAGAAAGCTCGTTTCTTGCAGCAGATTTCTCAGCTACGTGAGCGATTAAGAAATCCGCGAAGTTCTTAGGTAGATTATCGAAAGCAGAGTAACCCATTTCGATAGCTTCCCAGTCAGAACGAAAATCAGCCTTACACAAAGAAAGGTTAATTTGTAGGTCTTTCGGCTCTAAGATACGCTCTGTAAGAGTCAAAGTTGACGTAGGGTCGAAATCACAAGAACCGTCTTTTACGATGTCGTTAATACCTACTCTTTTAAGTACTTCTTTGTACTTTACGTTTTGCTTAACCGTAATAAGGTTGTTAGCGATTGTTGGCGCTGGTAAAAGCGCAGCAGCTACATACTTACCTGCGAACTCGCCCGAATAAGTTGTAGTAACGTCTGTTGTTGTTGCCATTGTTATTTATTTAAAAATTATTATTTACTGTAATTTTGTTATTTGTTCTCCTCCCTCAGATATATATCGTTCTGCTCTTTCTTTTAGCTGAACTACTGCCGCTGGAAGCTCTAGCCCTAAGTCTTTAGCTTGTTTTTCAAGTTGTTCTATTTTACCTAAAGTTTGTGAGGCATTTACTCTAGCTTGTTTATATGCAGAAATAGCATCTCTTTTTAATTCAACAATTTTTGAATTAATCTTAGTTGCTGCGTTCCATTCTTTTTCAGATACTTTTAACTGTTTTTCTACTTCCTTAACAGCGTTAAGCTCTATTTGAATTTTTGAAAGCTCAACCTCTTTTGGCTCGCTAAATAATGCGTTATAAATTTCCTGTCTCATTTTTATTATTATTTACTAATTAAGTCGTAAACCATAGATTTCAAAGACTGCTCTTTTTTGTTAAAAGAAATCTGCTCTCTAGGTTGTGCGTTCTCAGGGTTATGTTGGATAGGCTTAGAAAGTTCTACCTCTTCTGTAGTTTCCTCTTTTTCGTCCTCTTTAGAAAGTTCCGCTAAAATCTGAGCTTTCAACTCAGCAATTAAAGACTCTCTCTCCTCAGCTGAGAAATATGTTTCTTTAGATACTGACTCCACTACTTTTTTAGCTACAGGTGTAGCAGTAGGTTCTTCGCTAGCAGCTACTTCTTCCATTTCTTTTTCCTCAGCTTCTACCTCAGCAGCTTCCTCTTCCATTTCTTTTTTCTCGAAAGAAGCAATAATACCCTCTTCCTCAATTTTAAGAATCATGTCTTCAGCCATTTCGTACTCTCCTACAGGTAAAGGTATTCTCTCGTCTTCATTAACGATAAATACAGGTTGCCCCGCCTCGAATGCTTCAGCTTCTAAAGCTGCTTGTCCGTCAGCTGTCAAAATTTGCTCTAGCTTTACTTCTACGGCTTTTAAACCTATTTTACGAAGTAGCTCGTTTACTTGTTCTTTCATTTCTATTTTATTTAACTTATTAATTGCCCATTCAATACCAGAAGTTCCTCCCCAAGCGTCCCACATTAAACCACCGCAGCCCTCGCTATAAGGTACGTCTTTATGCTGCTGGTGTCTTTTGAAGCTTGCCATCCGAGCGATAGTATCTCTACTTATCGGCATTCTGTTTGCTAGTTGGTTAGCTCTCGCCTTTCCTGTAGCTTCTCCGCAAGTACCCCAGCCATGTTTCTCTACCCATTCAATCGCTCTCTTTGCGTTGTTAGTTGCGCTCGCTCTGAGGGTAGTCTGTGTAACTCTCTAAAAGAACTTTCATTACTATATACGTTTTATTTTCTGTCTGTTATAAATTTAACTAGAAACGCGGGTAATAGTTCGCGTTGTGTCCTCGTTTACGACGTTGCTGTTATTAGTGCTTGCAATAGGTGTAGAGGTCTCAGTTTCTACCCTGTTTGTATCCTCGTTTACGACAGTTGAATTATTACCTCCTACAGTGCTGCCTATTCCTTGCGCTCCTATAGTTCCGTCGCAGCATTTACGACTATAAGTCTTTCCGTCTTTACACAGGCAACCTCTACGCCCTCCTCTCGGGCTTGTTCTACTCGGTATCATATATGTACTTGTGTTCGTTGAATAAAATAAATTACGTCGTATATCTCCCCGCTATGACTAGGCAGCATCTTAACGCTTAAGCCGTTTGTTACTACATCTGAATCTGAATAATACTGAAACTGCTTCGTATAGGTATGCTCTACGTCGTTACCTTTAGGGAAAACTATAATATCTCTTACCCTTTCGTAAGGCGTGCCGTTTCCACCTTGTAAGTAAATATCAATATAGCCGTTAGCATTGCTTATCATAGCCTTAAAAGCAATAGTAATTATATATACGTCGTTCTCGTTTTCGGCAAATAATTTAGTGCCGTTGTAATAAGCCGTAGAACTGTTTATATAGGTGTTTAATACAGTGCCAGCGTTGTTAGGTATAGTAAACTCCGTAGCAGTTGTAAACGCATAAGATGAAGCACTTGTATATTGTGTATCGTCGTACCTTGCCCAACCTAAACCTAAGCCCGAACTTTGAGCTGGGTATACTTTAACCATCTCATCGTTAAAACCCATGTAAAGTGCCTCGTTAGTAACTAGCATTGCACCCTGTTCTACGTTCACGCTGTTAACTTGCTCTAGGTCGCTTTCTTGTACGTGTACTCTGAAAGAAGTGTTTTTAATTGTTGCCATTTACTAGAGCTTTTAGTTCCTCGATTATCTCGTTTTCGCTGCTCATCTCTAAAGCTTCCAAGCCTTGGTAGATACCTTCAATAGAAAACCCTTTATAGTCGCCCGCTTTTATTTTCTCCCATTCGTTATCATTATATACTTTCATAGTAATGGCCCAACTTCCTACAGGTGCTTTAAGGTTGTATAACGCTGTTTTATCCTTGTCTGTATCCTCAACTAGCCAGCTTTCAATAACACTTACCCCTGTAACTGGTCGCTCGTGTTCAGAAGTCACGTTATTAAGGTTTAACTTCTTCATAAATAGCTCAGCAGTTTTGTAGATAGTTTCTTTAGAGAAATATATGTTAAACTCCTTTTCTTTAATTTTACGATAAATGCGCTTCTCAGGTACTAAAGCAAGCCCTGTTACTATACGCTTCTCGTCGTCTACTACTTTCAACTCCATCTTATAACCCGATAAGGCTATAAAGTTCTCCTCAATAGCGGGGTTTTCTACTAACGAAACAGCAAAGACGCCGTCCTCGTTTTCGTCCTTAATGAATAACTCTACTTCTTGTAATTCCATAACTTATTTACGTTTAAAGTGTACTTTGTTGTATTTTGTTTCTTTCAAGCGACTGAGCCGAGGTAACATCTCCCGCCACTACATACGCCTGTAAAGGTTGCTGTCCTAGTGTCTGCGCTAGTTGGTTAGTGCCTGTGTTACCCACTACGTTAAAAGTCGCGGGGTTAGATAGTTCCGCGGGCGGGTTAGAAGCTCCAGCACCTCCACCAGCACCGCCTGAGCCACCGCCTTGATATTGTTGTCTAGCAATAGTCGCTACGTTAGCAAGTCCAGCAGCAACCGCAGCAGCAGCAGCAATAAAAGGAGCAGCGGGGTTAGCAATACCTAACGGACTAGCAGCAGTCGAGGCAAAAGCAGCCGTAGCACCTTTATAAGTGTCTATAGTTGCTTGTGCTATACTAATAGCCTTGCTTATATTAAAAGCTCTTCTTTGCTGTTCCTCGTTTTCACCAGCGAACGCATTTACTAGGCTTCCTATTCCTTGCAAAGTTGCACCCGCTAATTCTAGCTTCGCGCTTTGTAACTCTCTTTCCTGTTGTAGCTCCTCTTCCGACTTCTTTTTATTACCTTCGACTACAGCAGCCCAAAAGTTTTGATTAGCGTTTAACTTCTCTTCGTTGCCAAGTGTTAAAAGTTCAAGTTCTTGAGCTTGTCTACTCTTTTGAGCGTGTAAAATAAATTCATTAAAAATACGCGAGCTTATT